TAGAAACAGCAACACTTCCAGTACGTAACTATTTTGATCAATGGCGTTCACTCATTCTTGATGAAGACAATCAAACTGCTGCCTATCCAAGTGAATACAGAAAACGAGTAGTGATACACCAACTGGCCATGCCGTTGCCTATTGCTGCTTTACCAATTCTCAATCAAATACCGATTGACGTATCAGCCTCAACATACTCTGTTGAACTAATTAACGCATTCCCAACTACAATGACGGGAATTGATTATAACAATGAAGCCGATGGATTTGTAGAAACAACTGTTTCTATGTCTTACACTAACTGGAAACGTGTTCCGGCCGGACAGCTATCATTCTCAATTAACTTCTAAAGGTGAAATAAATTATGGCACTATCAAAGCTTAATACCGGCCCACAGTACGAGATGGTCATTCCATCATCTGGTAAGGCAGTTCGGTATCGTCCATTCGTTGTAAAAGACGAAAAGAACTTAATGATTGCAATGGAAAGTAAAGATACTAAAGCAATTATTCATACACTACTTGGAACTATTGAATCTTGTGTTCAAGACTCAATCATTCCAGAAAACCTGAATACATTCGATGTCGAATATATGTTTCTTCAAATCAGAGGTAAATCTGTTGGAGAGACTGCAAAGGTTTCAGTCAAGTGCCAAGAATGTGGCAGTGAACATCCTACAGAAATTAATCTAGAAGATATTCAAGTAAAGGTTCCTGATATTAATAAAACAATTCAACTAACAGATAACATTGCAGTTGAACTTGATTGGCCATCATATTCTTCTTTATCTGAAATGGATTTATCTGAAGACGCAGGCACTGAAGAAATGTTTAAGATAATGTCAAAATGTTTTAAGTCAATCAATACTGATGAAGAACGAATTGATGTTAAAGATACAACTCCAAAAGAATTATCAGACTTTATTGAATCAATGAGCAGCGTTCAATTTGCTAAAATACAAGAATTCGTAGAAGCAATGCCGAGGCTCAAACACGATATTGAATTTACATGTGGCAGTTGCCAACATGAGAATAAGGTGACTGTGGAGGGCCTTACAGGTTTTTTATCCTAGCTCTATCTCATGATTCGCTAGAAAACTATTATCAATTGAACTTTCATATGATGCACAAGTTTTACTATTCGCTTACTGAGATAGAGAATATGATGCCATGGGAAAGAGAAGTATACGTGGCAATGTTAACTAAGTATCTAAAAGAAGAAGAAGCAAGGAATAAACAAAATGGCTAATCTTCAAAATGTTATTGAGCAGCTAACGCTCAACAAAGCAGCTCAAGACGAGACTACCACAAAAGTCGCTGGATTAAGTACTCGTGTGAGCGCATTGATCACGTCGATGAAACTCAATAACATGGATATGTTGGAAGCTTTACGAGAAAAGAGTGCCCCAACACGTCCTGCAGGTCCAGCTGCAGCTGCTCAAGGCGGCGGAGGCGGAGGCGGTTTCAACTTCTTAGGTGGAGTTGCCGCGTTAGGTGCGTTAGGTACTACGCTTCTCGCCATTGGTGCTTCTATTACTGGACTTGACGATGAATTGCGCGCTCTTAAAATTGGCGATACTTTAATCAGAATGGGCAAAGCAATTGCTCGAGCAGTTAGTGCAGTAATGGATTTTGGAAGAGGTGTTGTAAACGTATTTAGTAAACTTGGGCCAGCTGTTGCAGAAATTAGCAAAGTCTTTAGAGAAGGATTTGCAAAAATACCAGAGTCTGTATTTGAATTCTTTGGTAAAATCAAAGCTGGTATTTTAACAACTATCCCAGAAAGCATTGCAAGAGTACAAGGAAGAGTTGGCGAGTTCTTTAAACCGCTTACAGACTTCTTTGGAAGAGTTTCTGAATTTATGAAGCCAATCTTTGATGGAGTTGGTGCAACATTTGAAACATTCGGTAAAGTATTCGGTTCAATCTTAGACTTCTTTAAGTCTGCTCTTGCGTTTATTGATCCAGTATTAGGTCCTCTTAAAACTGTTTTGAAAACAGCACTTAGACCTTTCTTCCAAATTGTACTAACAATCGTCGACTTTGTCATGGGATTCTTCAAAGGATTTACTGGCGAAGATGGTAGCTTTATGGAGAAGCTTACCGCAGGTATTGAAGGTGGTATCAAAGGAGTAATCAAAGGCATCACCGAAGCACTTGATATAATCTTCATCGAGTTGCCAGCTTGGATTATGGGTAAGTTAGGATTTGACGGATTATCTGCAAAGATTAAAGAATTTAATATTACTCAGTTTGTTGATCCAATCTTTGAAGCAATCAAGAAATTCTTTAAGGATTTGTTTGCTGGTGATCTTGAACTACCATCAATTGATTTAGGTGGCATGGGAGATATGGCAGGCGATCTCATAAAATCGATATTAAGAAAAGTTCTACCAGATCCTAATGCTGATTTTAGTCTTTTAGATCCGAGGTATTACGCAAAAGCAGCTATCCCAGATTCTGTCTATGAATATGCTGGATATTCAAGAGTGATCAAAGATGGTAAAGTAGGTGAATTCACTCTTCCGGATGCAGGTGCAGGCAATACAGCAGCTATAACTGCAGCACCTCCAACAGGTGGAAGCGGTGCTACTATTGTTAATGCTCCATCGTCACGTGGTGGAGATACAATCTCGTCTAGCAGTTCGAGCTCAATGGTTATGCCAATGGCGCCATCTCACGATCCTACACTGTCACACTAATAGAAATATTATATAATGGAAGACTTTACAGAATGGAGTTGGGACGAACGACTCAAAGACACTAATCTTCAAACATGGGATCTATACGGATATAAGTATCGTACGTGCGGACACACTGACGGTGGTGGACTAAAGTCAGTTAAACCTATGATTGACGCTGTCATGATGATGAGTTCCAATCGCGTGCTCTTTGACGACGAACGACGTTGGAATCGAGCACTTGACTTTGGATGTGGTGATGGTGTACTAGGCATGGCATTGCTAGCAAATAAGTTAGTAGACGAAGTAGTGTTTGTTGATTATTATGAACCTGCGGTAGAAAACTGCAAACACAATCTCAAACAAAATAATCTTTATCATACTGTCATACAATGCGATGGTGTAGAAACTCTAGACGCTGGCCAGTTTGATTTAGTTATTTGTAATCCACCTCATCGTAGAACTATGGAACTAAACATGCAATACAACTACGAGTGGTTGACAGCTAAACCCGGTGTTGCAAACTATCAACAAAAACTAAAAGAGCATAATACTTATAAACCACATCGATCTATTGATTGGGGTTGGGAACTACACAAACGATTCTATGCAAATATACACAAGCATCTAGTAGATGGCGCTGATGTATTCATGTATGAAAGCGGAGACAGAAGTAGTCCACTAAATTGGGAGTGGGGAGATCCAGTAAATCTTATCATAAAGGAATGGGCTGATAAGAATGCTGTTCCTAGACTAGATAAATCTTACGTGCTTCACTTGATTGCTAATATTCCAACGAACAAGTAGCTTTGCCAAAACGGCTGTATACTTTTAAATCCAACATCATACAACATATTAGTAAGATCTTCTAAGGGCAATGGTTTTAGCATACTCCTTAGTTCTCTTTCTTTATCAAAGATTTCTTTTGCAGTAAATTTCTCAGACTTAAAATCATAGTACGTGCTGGTAAATATATCTTGCATCTTACTATCTGTGGCTAGAATCTTTTCTGCAACTACAAATCCTCCGCCAATATTAAGTCCATGATATATGTTACTGAGTATTTCTAATCGATCTTCTGGATTAATGAATTGCAAAGTAAAAACACTAGTAACAAAACTAGCATCGTCTATCCACGTGTCACGTATATCTTCTTCAAGATATGCAATATTGTCATTAGGTATTTTGGCAAAGTCTTCGCATAGTTCTATGCCATAATACTCTGCCTCTGGATTTTCTTCTTGAATCTTATTAATTAAATTACCAGTAGAACACCCCAGATCAAACACGTTGGTCTGGGGCTCTACAAAGTATTTTGAGATGCTGACAATGTTTTCGTTTAGCACGTCATATCCTCTAATACTATTAGTGATATGATTATCAAATCCTTCTGGACTCGTAGCAAAACTAAACTTTGACATTAGAATATTCTTAGTACCCAATTTTCTCCACAGTCTTCAGCATACCTTTCGCTGTGAAGTACACCATCGGTTTCCATTTTACGAGTTTCAACAATTGATCCATCTTCTAATAGATCAACATACCACGCAGGATCATCTTTGTATTTGAAGACTATAGCCTTTCGGCTATAGTCGTCTGCGTAATAGTTATGATGCTCAATCTTCATTGGCCAACCGTGCAAAGTATGACATGGTATCGTCATCCTCGTTTGGCACATCTTCTGCTGTGGCCGGAGCCATTGGAGCTGGAGCAGGTGTATTCATCTGCGCTTCTTGACGCATAGTAGGAGCACCTGCAATTGCTTCTTCACCAAGAACTCGACCTAGCTTTGCTTTAAGGTCGTCATAAGATTTATAGTTCTTAGGATCTGCAAATTCAGCAAGATCATGTTGTTGATTGTAGATCGCTTCAAGCTGAACGTCATCACCATCTTTTAATGCGGATGGAGCGGCAAACTCAGACTTATCATAGTTACGATAACCTTCAACATTACGAATCTTCAACTTAAAGTCAGCACCTTCCCAGAAGTCAAACGGGTTAACCGCCTTTTCATCTGCGAACTCAGGCTGCATAGAGTCCATAATTTTATCGAAGATTTTCTTACCGAACTTATATAGAAATACCTTACCCTCGTTCTGAGGGTTAGATGGATCTTGTACGACAAGCATATTGACTACATAATGGAGTCTACGCTTTTGGTCTCGTGCTCGGTCTTTGTCTGATTCAATCCCATAATTCCAGAGTCTCGAGTTGAGTTCGCCAACAGGATCAGGTTGACCAATAGACGTAAGTGAGTTTTCGATATACCAAAGACCGGTTGGTCCTTTGAAGCCATGATCCCAGTACCGTACCCATGGGAGCTCTTGACCTTCTGTTGCTGGTAAGAATCGAAGTACTGCATAGCCGTTACCTGCCTTATCAACTGTAGGTTTCCAGATACGATCATCAGCGTAAGACTTCTTATCTCCACCACCGCCGGTGGCTTCTGCTGCTTGCACTAATTTTTGGATTGTATCTCGATTAGATTTTAGATTTGCGAATGACATATATTATTCCTTGTATAGCTGAAATATGTTACTGTAATATTATACAACGTTCATGCGTCGTTGTACAGGATTATATATACGCTTAATCAGCAAATGCTGAGTCCAACGTATTTTGTTTTGGCAAGAAGTTTAAAGCCATTGCCTCGGCTTCGATTTTGTCTCGTATGATTGGTGAGACAAACTTTTTCATATCCTCTGGTTCAAGATCGTTCTTGTCACAAAGGTATAATACTGCATCCATATAACTTATCTTCAATTCACTAACTGCTTTTTCAATCATAACAGTGAACTTAGATTTAGTCAAGAATTCTTGTTCTATTGGTTTCATGTGATCTCCCATAATATGGCTATTCCGTTATTAGACAAGAGGATCGGTATTCTTCACCTACATCTTCCCATTTTATCTCTTGTATTCTTAAATTGTTTTTAGTTACAGCACTTTCAATACTAGATCTGTTTATGTAATTAAAATTTGTTACAACTATTGTGCCAGCTGGCGATGTTGCTTGTAACAGCTGTTTAGCTTTCTCGTAAATTACGTAAAAATCTTGAGATTTACCAAAGCCTATATTGATTACGTTAAACTTCTCAGTTGTCTCCCAATCTTCGAACAAACACTGGTGAGCTTCTACAAACGGACAATTTTCTGTAAACATCTGTTTAGTAATAACTTCACCTAAGTTAGGTTCTTCGTGTAGGCCTGACCAATCTAAAAGCAATCGGCAGGGGTTAACGTGATTTTCCCAAGGATCAACCGCTGTGTATTTCCAATTAGGTAGTTGTTCATGTAAATAATCAGACAACCTTCCACATGCCGGACCAATTTCTAGCATTTTGCCTGTTGCTCCAAATGCACGCATCTGTTTCGCAACAAACTCCATTTGATTTACGCTTATCCAACCTGGGACTCTATCTCCGAAACCACTCATGTTAGTACCTTCAATAAAATTATGTTTTCATTTATCCGACCATTTGGTTTGCCGGGTTTAGTAGTAAATTCACTAGCCAACTTTTCAAATTGTTTAGCGTTGCAGGCGAGAGCCTTGGGCAATATATCCAATGGCTTCCTTAGTTTCCATTCACGAGACTCAGGACTAAAGTTTTTAATTGTGGTACCTTTGATTTCAAAGCCACCTACAGCCTCAGTGAAATACTCAACAAGCATTTTGTATTTTGTATTGAAAACTAGTAAGCGACTCTTACCAACGATTTGTGCTGGATTGATTGATACAATTTTGAAGTCGTTATCTTCTTTCTTGTACTTCAATCGAGCAACCTGTTTATCCATAGACGGAACTTTAGTACTTGACTTGCGTGTAGCTTTCTTAGCAGCTTTGATTCGGTCAAGGTCAGTCAACATAGCTTTACATTCTTTGATACGACGATTGAGTTCAGGTCGCTTGATATGTGAGTAGCCTTCTACTGCTTGTTCACACCGCTTATGATATGCGTCTTCAAAATCAAGTAACCATCCCTCAATCGTAGCACGGACTGGTATAGTGGCAGATCCACTAAGCCCGTGTCTACCAAAAGCTTGGTAGACATCTAGAGAAGCAGTTTCACCTTCGATCCACGAGTCTTCAAGAGAAAGGAGATCTTGCATTATCGTGTTACTGATCTTCCGTTGGAGACGTTGTTGAGGAGAGAGCGTAACAACGTTGTTGCTACTTTTAGCCTCCAACTTCTTGGCATCATGTATAGCCTTACCACTTGTACGTAGTTCAGCCAGCTTCTCTATCAGATGAGCCTTAGACTCTTCTGATTGTTCCGTGGTCACTTGCCCAGTGTTATACCAAAAGGCAATTGCACCACGATATGGAAACGTAAA